CAGCCTTGGCAGCAGCCTTGGCCTCCTTGATCGCGAGCTTTTCAGCCTTGGCAGCAGCCTTGGCCTCCTTGATCGCGAGCTTTTCAGCCTTGGCGGCCTTTTTGATGGCGAGTTCGTCGGCCTTCTTTTTTGCGGCGAGTGCGTCGGCCCTTTTTACTTTTTTAGGAGATGTCTTTGCGGTATAGATGGCAAGTGCTTGCATTCGGTTTAAGAATAGCGCAGCAGCCTTGTCGCTCTTGTCCGCGTCAGATACCTTTTTACTTACATTTTTTACTGCCTGATTGTGTATTTTAGCCATACGCTTGAACCAGCGAGGCTTCAACACAAGTCTCTGTAGCACAGGCACGCACACCGGGAGAAAGGTGGTTGTCTGGGTGCTTACGGAGGGCATATTTAATAGATTGGATTGGATTGTGGTTTGGGTTGTTTAAACAGATAACTGTTGGGATAATGAAAGCAAGACTGTCCAAACGTAATTCATTTTTTTTATTTACGTACGTAATTTATCTAAAACATAAAAAAATACACTTTTACATATAGAAACATCGTACAGATTTTATGTAGGACGTAAATCATATACGTAAATAAAAAAAGTGAATTACGTTTCTTCACACTAGTTCACAGTATCCCAACAGTTATCTGTTTAAAACAATCCAAGGAAAATGATCGCACCCAAGAGCCTCGATCTGATTCAGAAGCAGGCGTGCATAAATAGGTTGCCGTTGTGCGACGATGTCCTCGGCGTTATAAAGGACTACTTGTACTACAACGTCTCGTACAAAGAGCTTATGAGAAGATTCAATAGTGAGCTGTCCGTCACACTACTGAACTCGTTTAGGTTTTACGACCTCCATATTGATATGATGGGCGAAACGGTTAGAACCCACGTGTCACTTGGTGTTTCAGACAACATCCAGCTACAATTCGTGGTATGTGGCGCTTGCGGTAATATGACCTGGTCAAACACGATCGCGGTCCTAGACACACCACCTATGCGCGTAATATGCATGTGCCCGTTGGACCACGAAACGGTGATAGTGGCAACGCACGAACTGGGCGACGATAGGTTCGAATTCGCCGAGCAAGAGGAAGAAGTAGAGGAACTAGATTATGATTTTTAAATATTTAAATAAACCACCTTTTTTTTTATACCTTGATATGTATAATAATGAAATCGCGCGATATATTTAAATATGCGACGCACTTTGGAACGCTTGATTCGCGGAAAAATTTTTGGGCATTTACAATACACTGTGTCTTTTATATACTGCCAGCGATCGTGCTTGGTAATTACACGGAGGTAATAGTACAACGCATTAGACTGGATAATGATTTGGGTGACAATTTACTTAATTATATTTTGCTACAAACATTCATAAATATATCAACATTATATATCATTTTACTATTCTTAAACAAATATACGAGTGAACTTCAAGTCACTCTTGCGGGTGGCTTTTTCAGTGTATTGTATTTTGGTATGCAGCCTGGTTATATATATATGTTAATACAGTATATGAATGGGTAATTATTACACTTTTGTAAGTAATGGCGAATTATGTATGTAAATAAAAAAATTGAATTACATTTACTGAAGATAGACTACAGTATAGACACCTTGTCCAAACGCTATAAGCTTTTATCAAATCAAATCAAATCAAATCAAATATGTCGCAGAGAACCAACACCAAGCAACAGGTCAAGCCTTTCTGCAAGGTATGCTTTGATGCGGGTAAGTCAGAAGTAGAATATACCTCACACTTTGTGAAATCTGAGCCAGGTCTCAAAGGTATTGTAGTGTGCCCTACACTGCTTTCACAACCCTGTACCTACTGTTACACGAAGGGGCATACCGTGAGCTACTGCACGGTGTTAAAAAAGGATAAAAAGTTGAAGGCCGATCAGGCGCGCTCTGCCAGAGCACGTCAATTCGTCGACGAAACTGCCAAGAAACCAGTCAATAAGAACAGGAGTAACGTATTCAATATGTTGGTCGAGGAAAGCGACGACGAAGAAGAGTGCGCGCCGGTTGTTAAACCTGTCGAAGAGTATCCCTCGCTCACGTCTGCCAACAAGGCTCGCTCCTCCACAGTTGCTCCTACTATGCCGCACTCCTACGCAGCAATGGCTGCTACTGCTGCTACTGCTGCAACTGCAACTGCTACTGCTGCGGTCGCTATCGCAGTACCGATCGAAGCTGCTAAGCAAACTATGGTAGCAAGAAAGATCGTCGTCGAGCGCCGTAGTTGGGCCGATTGGACGGATAGTGATGACGACGAGGACGACGACGAATAAATAGATAGATTAGATAGATATTAGAATAGGTCTTTTTAACAAATAAAACAACCATTTTTTTTTTGCTACTCATTTCTCGTTTTTGTCACTCATTTCTTGATTATGTCACTCATTTCTTATTATACAGTTCATATGATGAATAGGGTATTAACATATTATAGTGTTGAAACCCCGCTATTTCATACAATATGACACAGTTCGCCTCTTAGACACAATAGGGCAACTAACAACAGGACAATACTACTTCTTATTTCAAATACTTATTGCTTTTTTATTCTTACGTTGAAAGGTACAAAATATAAAAGGTACAAAATATAATTATAAAAAATTGAACCGTATTTCGACCCTTTAAGAAGCAATAAATAAATATGTTTTCACAATCTGTAATCGATTTTTACTTATCCGTGGAGAGAGAAAGACGTACCCTCGCGGAAGGACCGCCAGATGGCGAAGAATATATTATAGAACATCCTTTAATTAAACAAAGAATAAGACTGGGTGGTAGACCGTGGGACAATAATAACCCCTGTGTAAAATGTACGGACCAAGAATGTTTCAACCAAATAAACGAGCTGAGTGCTGGTTCCGCAGTAATATACCCTGACTCAATATGTAAAAATCCGCTAAACGATGAACTCATACGTGTATTATGCGCTTGGAGAAGACACGTAAACAATACGAAACTTGAATCGTGGGATCCTTTAAAAAATAAGTGGAAAAAGAGACACATATGTACCTCCGAATTAACCTTTCTAGGTAGAAAAAAAGATAAAGGAGGTCTCATTCCTATAATCGCCTCTCAAGACATCCACGTAAAGTCAATATCGACGCTCGTATCTGTAGAAGGAATCAAAGACCTAAGTGGTTGGTTGGTAATGTTTATTGGTATGTATATGGATGGTATGAACTCATTAGATAGGACCGTACATCCTTGAGAATTATATACAGAAGAAACCAAAAACGTCATTACAAATATGGTGAACCGAGTACGACAGGGGGGACAAAGGGGATTAGATTGTTATAGCGATTCAGTCTGGATCATAATGTTTCGATCTGTAATGAACCGAGAAAAGATACCGGATGATGTTAGAGAAATTATATTAAGCAAAGGACATTTACCTTGATTTTTATAATAATATATAATTAATATATGAGCCAAAAAACCCAAAAAAAACTATCCCAATTTTCCACCTTTAAAGAATATATTAACGAAAGAATAGGCAAAACACCCACCTTGGGATTAGAAAGCACCAGTAATTTTTTTAACGGCAATCATAAATCCTTATCTTTAACAAAATGTAATCAACGACTTTTAGATGTCATTAATAAATCTAACTCTAGACCTGATCTAGATATTTTAAACAAGACATCCACATTAATGTCAATACCGGTAAATGCGTTTACTACTACTTCCGTTCCACCAAATCAACCAACCACCCAAGACACGGATAGTGATAGTGAAGGAAGAACAACGGAAGAATCAAAGGCTAGTTTAGTCGTAACGAATAACCGTAATATTAACGAAATCTTGTTATTAAAACTTGCCGATTATATTAATAAACAACCACAAAGTCCAAACCCTTTACAAGGAACCGCGGAAATAAATAAATTATTCGATACGTTCCTAGATATCAAAAAAAGCGCGGATAATGTACCCGAGTTACAAGAAGCGTCGCAAAAAATACCCATACAACTTATATTAGAAGGCATCACCGGTAACGAACCCGCCGAAGTAAAGATCGCCAAAATAAACGCCATATTAAATTCGAACGCAACAACTCCCTACGACATACAGGATCCCAAATATTCTAGTATACTCAAAAATGTTGCCTTTTTATTTAGCTTTTGCTGGGATATATCAGCACCCGGAGTATTTGAAAATCTATTAGAACCTACGTTTAATAATAATAGCAAAAACAAATCGGGCGGTAGAAGAAGAAGTAAAAAGGGCGGACTATTTCAACCACCGGAGGAAGATGAAGATGCTATCGTAATACAAGTAAGTATGTTTCAAATATTCAAAAAAAGAGTGGTTATATTTTTCGCCCTCTTTGGTTTCATGGTATCTTTGATTACCTTGTTTCAAAATGTTAGAAGCATATATATAAATTTTCAACAAATATACGATCAAGTACAGGGATCGCCCGTTTTTTTTCAAGGAGAAGATAGCTTTAGTTTAGTATTATTTATGCGTTTGATGGGACAAATGTTATTTAATACTTTTGAAACCACTCTCACAAATATTGAAAATTCAATCAGTAGTCAAAAAATACAAGCTATATTGGTAGATGTAGCTAGTGAAGCGACTGCCGTGGTAGTAGATACTTGGGGCTATGGACTATTAAATGGACTAGTAGGAACAATGACGGGAACTACTCAAGAGAATATAAATGATGCGACTAAAGTTGAATTTGCATATAAGCAAGAAATGCTGGTATCTAAAATCAAACGAGATCTAAATCTAGATTTTATTAGTCGTCGCAATGAACTAACCAATCGTTTTGATACCATTATTTACTCCATTAATTGTGTTACTTTCAGTAGTTTACTTTTATTAAATCAATACGACCCAAATATTGTTAGTGGAGTTACGGTAGGTAGTATGGGTACCGCACTTGGTGTAGGTACTGCGGTTCAAACACCAATAACACGTATTGCCATAACGTTGGGAGGAGTAGGTGCGTTAACGAGTGCCTTTTGGAGACTGGCTACGGGAACCGCGGATACAAACGGACAAATACAACAACCCTATCAGAATATGGTGGAAGCAAATAGAGTAATTGCCAATCAAGTAATACAGCACGAACCTTTATTAGAAATTACTGCACCTATAGAAGTAACTACTGCCCCACGCCCTTATGTGAATATAATCCCCTTTGACGATGACGATGAAGATATGATGGGAGGTTCCAAATCAAATAAGACAAAGAAAAGGAAAACGAAAAAGAATAAGAAAACGAAAAAGAATAAGAAAACGAAAAAGAATAAGAAAACGAAAAAGACAAAGAAAAAGACAAAGACAAAGAATAAAAATAAGAAGACAAAGAAACGTAGTATAAAGAAATAAATATTTATGTAAACTTTATGTAAACTTTAAATCCAATACGTAAATAAAAAAAATGAATTACTTTTGTATCTAGAGGTTAACTGTATCTAGATACAAACAGACATAAGTCTTATCTACAAAATGGAAGGTTTTCAAGTAAACGTCAACACTCTGGTGATCCCCCGTGTGTTCAAAAATATCCGCGAAACACGTATTCGTGGGATAATCAACGGTCTACGCATCGGAGAGATTGACAAGATCGATATGATAAGTCGAAAGGGAGAAAATGGAGAGGAGTTCAACCGGGTTTTTATTCATATGAAAATGTGGTACGACAACAACCCTACCGCGATAACGGCAAAGGAACGCCTAGCGGAAGGCAAGGAAATCAAAATCGTTTACGACGATCCTTGGTTTTGGAAAGTTACGGCATATCGTAAGCCGAATACCAGTTACAAGACTCCGCTGGTGCCGCGTGGATTAAAGACCGCGCGTCCCCCGCAAAAGAAAGCACACGTAGTGTTTGATATGGAGGACACAAAGAAGGGTGTGGAAAAGCGGCCGCCGCAGCCTTCGACTCCTCCTCCGACACCCGATTTCGCAAAGGTGAACCTGGAAAAGCAGTTTGATGCCGTCGCTTCAACGGCAGCGTTAGACGAAGACGACTCTGAGAGTTACAAGGGCGGCAAGCTTGACTACGGGAACCCAGCAAACGGAATCCCAAAGAAAAGAAAAAATGTATCACGCAAATAGATAGATAGCTTTTGCCTTTAGTTAGTTTTATAACCTTTTAATAAAAAATATTTTTTTTACTCGAATAATAAAAAGAGAGATAGTTATACTTTATACTTTAATTATACTTTACTACTAACAAGTCTATTTACAAAAGCAGAATCTAGTACATCTCTATTTGTATTTGTAAATATCGATTTGAAATGGGCACACGTATAACAAAATTCCCGAGCAGACATTTTCGAAGATTTAATATCTTCCAACCAAAGGTGACAGTTATCCTTGAATTTTCTCAGTACGATTTTAATATGATAATCAACACCATTTGCAAGAGTTCCCTTCGCCCAATAATAATCTTCTCTCGGGTTAAAACCAGACACCAGAACAGAGTTTTCTTTAGATAAATACTCTCTTATATTATTAACAATATCGTGCTTAGATGTGGTTAACAAAAACTCATTAAAATACCCTTCCCAAGATATTGTCTTCGTAGACGACATTTTGTATTTCTTTATAAATGAGAGACACACTATATATCTCAAAATTCATTTTTTTTTACAAAGATTTATATTAATTATAATAAAGATAGTACATCATTAATATTATATTTATGGTAATTCAAGTATCAGAAGACTGTATAATAAAACCGATATCAAATACTTATCTAGGACACGAAATGTCTTTCACATATCCTTCTAAAGCACTAATCGCCTCATTTACACAAACCAATATAATGACTGGTTATACAATCACCGACAATTATAAATCAGTAATGTTCCATTCGCCTAGTATCTATAAATTAAATATCAAAAAAAAGATTACATTTGACGTAATCATTCACATCATTTACTGTCTTTCTCTCCAATTAGATTATCTAATAAAAAACTATAACAAATGTTTTATAGGATATTCTGATAAAAATATATTAGTAATAGATGACAATAAATTTATATATATTCCAAACGAAGAAGATATATATGATATAACCCCGAATAACAATAAAATGACCATAACCTTTCCTTTTAATCTTTCCGATTTTTACCAGTCTCCCGAAACCCTATCTATCAAAACGATTCCTTCAAATATCCACTATAAGTCAGTATATTTCAGTTTAGGGTGTTTAATCATCGACTGTTTCAAAAATCTTGACAATAATCAAGACAATAATCAAGACAATAATCAAACCGATAATTACGAGGAATTATTAGATACATTAATAATTCAAAACAGTAAATTATATTATTTTTTGAAAAGGTGTTTGAATAAAGAGCCCGAAAAAAGAACTGTTTTATACATATAAAATCTAACGTTATGATATATGTCTTTAGCAACGTTTAAAAAAAAATCTATAGTAAAGGATTTAGGTACAAAAAGGTCAGGGAAACCCCCGGGAGGGTATTGGTTGCCCCAAGGACCTTTTGGTGCAAATACGGAAGCATTGAAATTAGCAAAAAATAATTATGGTCCCGTAGGATTTTCGCTGAATGGCGGTCATAGAAACGTAGGAGGTATTGGTAAAGAATATAAATTTTCAAGAAACGGAACCCCTTTTAGAGGCGTACAGCCATATGGTAACGGAGGTAGAACCGGTAGCAAAGGCGCTACCTATGCGACCCCATTACCTGTATATAATGTAAACCGCGTAATTGTTTTAGGTGATCAATATTTATATGTGAAACCTTCGGTATTATCAACATACGGTAAATTACGAAAACAATATAGATGGGCTTACACAGGCAAATACCCCAACTATTGGGTCCAACCGGTATATCCAAGTGGTACCCAATCAGATTCCTCAAGTCAAGGTGTATATCTACATAATTTGACGGCAACAAATACGCGTTATTTAAATGTAAATGATAGAGATAAATATGTAAATTATATCAAAAAATCTGGACCAACCCTTTGTGGGTCATCGTCCACTTCTACTGCGCGTTTCAAATTTAATAATATGGCACGAAATGCTCCCTATACCAAAGAACTACAACAACCAGTTGCTTCGAGTGAATATACGACATATATTCAACGGCGCTGTGTAAATCCATTACCGAAACAGAAACCTTTCCCATATGCAGTACAAACGGGGTCGAGTATGTCCGTACGTGGTACAAGTGTACAAAATTTTGGTACAGGGTGTGGAACGGGGCCTATATATTTATCACCACCCGCTTGGTATACTAGTAGTAAGCCTAATATAAATATAAATAGTACAAATACAAATAACAAAAATACAGAATGTTAGAATGTTAGAACGTATTCATTTTTTGGAATATTATACAAAAAAATGAATTACTTTTAAAGGTATCTTCAAAAGTAAATAAAAGATAATATGTTTACTAGATCAACGACAACAAAAGATACTCTGTTTTTAGAACTAACGGATTCTAAAAAGAATACAAATGAAAAGAATGAGAAAAAGATCGATTTTATAGACGCGTCAGAATGCTGGTTACAAAATAAAAAAAGACGCAAAAACGGTGACTATGGATATTTATGTAACTTTACTCAAACGAGCGGAAAACGATGTAATCGGTTTTGTTGTGATAAAATTGGATTTTATAGTGGGTGTAAGATACATTACGCGTGGGAAGAAAAACAAAACAAAATGATTTAAGTATTACTTTCTTGTCTTATTCTTCTTAGACTTCTTCTTCTTTTTAGACTTGGACTTGTTCCTTTTCTTGGACTTGTTCCTTTTCTTGGACTTGTTCCTTTTCTTGGACTTGTTCCTTTTCTTAGTCTTTCTTTTAGAACCTCCAAAAGTAAGACCGTCCTTTTCCGCCGAAGCATAATCCATATTCCCTTTAAATGTTTCTTGCATAGCACTCGGATTAATTGAAACAAGTTGATCATTATCATCCAGTGTATATTGATTTGATTGAGGGTTTGGTCCGTATGACGGATATTCCTGATGAAATGCGGGGTGTTCGGGTGCCAAATAAGTACCATTGTTGGCCATTTTATTCGCATCTCTAGCCGCAAGAGTTCGTTTTCGTTTTTCTTGATTAAATGTATATTCTTCGAAACGACGTTTTTCTTTTTCACCCATTTCATTCATTTAATATAATAAAATATAAAATAATATTATTACAATAAAATATTACAAAAACTTGTTTATTATTTTTTTCCGCGTTTTTTATAGCTTTTTTTACGCCGCTTTTTCAAAGATTTGTTACGTGTTTTTCTCGAACGTTTTTTACGTGTTTTCTTACCCCCAAAAGCAATAGGCCCGTCTTGTGTATTCGCACGCATCATTGCAGATTCATCGTCTGCCTTGTATTGTAAATCAGTAGGCATTTTTCGTAAAGGCGGATACTTTTTATCCCCGATTTTCCGCCAACTAAGATTAGGGATACCATCATCATCATTTATTGTATTATTTCCAACCCATTGTTGAATACCAGCGGGTTTATCAATCGAATCATACGAAGCAAATGGATCAGTAGGTTTTTTGCGTCTCGGTTTACGCTCGTTTTGATTTTCAATATCGTATTCGTCAATACTATAATAGTCATCATTAGTATTATTATTTTTGTTTTTGATTTGATTCGAAGAATAACCCGTCACATCTAAAATTTGCGCCATATATTATATACATATATATTTTAATGGCCGTATAATATATGCCATCCCTGATAAATAAATTGAAAAAAGTATTTAAAGAACCGGCATATTCGGCTTGGTTACTTAAACTAGCGGCAACAGCGGTTATAATATTTACTACACTTTATGGTCTAAATGATTTATTGTTTTCTCTCTTTGGAACAACTTTAGGAATAATATTCTTGATCCTCTTACTTTTATTTATTGGAATCAATAATATTTGGCTAGCCGTGTTTTCGTTTGTTTTTTTATTGGGTGTCTACTATTACCATACAAAGCATATAAAAGAAGGATTCCAATGGTCTAAAGAAGATAAGGCTAATTTTGTATCATTACAACGAACAAATGCTCCGCGCAATATTTATGATGTAGAGAAATTACAAGAATATGTAAGCCCGGATGAATTATCTGATTATTTTAAAACAAGTAAATGGAATTGGTCACAACAAACGCAAGACGCATATAAGGATGCACTAAACAAAAATGCTTATGTAAGAATATATGAAGGCATTGGTTTAAATGAAGCACAAAAAATTTATCCGGAATATGCAATAAATTTTATATTAGACAATCAACAAAAAAACAAAGAAATAGGTGATACTCCACCTAAAAGAGAATGGCTACCTAGTGGATGGGGTGATTTTGGTTATAATTCGGGATTAATTTAGTTTATATCCTTGAATAAAAAATGATATAAAACGATAGCATACAAAATATTATAATGGAAAATGGAGAAACATCATATATCAAAACAGATGATAATAAAATTATAAATGAAAAATGTATAAGATGGGTACAAAAAATGAACGAGTGTTTGGAAGTTTGTCTCAAACCAACCGGCTGTGATATCGAATCTAAAGATACGCATAAAATATGTAAATCAAATAATTTAGATAGTTACAGCAAGCTGAATAAACATTTTGAATAACAACACACCTCAAGGTTGTAAAAGAAATTCGGCGAATCTTGATTCCATAAAACAAAGTGCATCGTCTATATTAGCGAATCGTGTGGTAAAATGAAAAGGCCAGTTTTTCAAAGGAACCGTAACTTTTATAATTTTATCATTAAAAATATTACATTTGAAATATTCGGTCTCACTTCCCTCTTTATTATAGGTAACAAACTCCTCTGTGTTTTCAATACGCGTCCAATTATGTTGTTTAAACAAATCGTCAATATAATTAAATTTGCTATTTACTAGTTTTATTTCTGTCATATGGAGTTTAACTTACATAATCTTTAATATGTTATAATAATCCTTAAACTATTTTATCTAATAGCGTCTCATACTCGCGAATAATTTGTTTTTCCTTTTTCTCCTTTTCTTTTTTCTCCTTATCTCTATCCTTTTTCTCCTTATCTTTTTTACCATCTTTTTTTTTACCATCCTTTTTTTTACCATCCTTTTTTTTACCATCTTTTTTTTTACCATCTTTTTTTTTACCATCCTTTTTTGTATTAGCTAGTAGTCGAAGACGGGCATTCATCGCGACATAAGGCTGATGACAGCAGCATGGATCATCACACCATATTTGTTCAATAGAAAATGCAGTATGTAATTTTTCATTTGGAAAGCAAACCTTCATTGGTTGTTTATCAAAGTATAGATCTTCTGCAGTAGAATCATCTCCTTCTTCTGTAGTAACCTCAATCATTGTTTGTACATTTCTTAAAGAGATACCACCATTACCACATCCATTACCACGCAATACCTCATCACCTAATACCTCATCGCCTAATAACTTGTTGTCTAATAACTTATATGATTTTATCCAAGGTGCGCCAACATAATCAAACTCGAAATAACATTCAGGAATTTGTTTAAATATATAACTATCACATTGAAATATTAATACGTGGGTACTACTAAAATATCGATAAAACGACTTCGACGTTAACAATTTGGAATATTCAGATACCAACAAGTTTTCCACATTCAAATTATGTAGTACAACGTTTTGCCAGTCATCCACAATTTCCCTTACAAATAATTCATTTTCTGTCCCGTGAAAAATAACTAGTCCTACACTATCATTACCATATATTTTTGCAACATTATATAAAACGCCTCGTAATTCGTCTTTTTGTCTTGGTTCCACTATACAACACGTTAAAATAGTCGGATTAATGTTCCATACTATTTTATCCGTGGGCGGCATAATATTGTTTATTTTGGTAAAAAAATTATTTTTATACATTTCATATAGTATAAAAATAAAACATTTCGCTCCATACAGGTTTCGATCCTGTGACCTTACGATTAACAGTCGTACGCTCTACCGACTGAGCTAACGGAGCATTTAATAAATCAGTTTAACGACGTAATTATTATTGGTCTTAGGTCTTACTGGGAATCGAACCCAGATTGGCGGATTCAAAGTCCGCAGTCATAACCATTAGACCATAAGACCATACATATACAAGATAAAACAAGATAAAACAAGATAAAAGATAAAAGATAAAACAGTTCATTTATTTGAAAAACTCACTCTTCTTGGTCGTATCCGAAATCGAATACCAAATCATAATCGCTTGAACTAAATCTTTTCCGATAAACCTAGAGGAATACACCAGTTGTTCCTCCATTTGCCCACACATCCGGTCTCTACAATCACGATTTCTACAACCACAAGATACATAATCTTTAAATACCAGTTCAAATGTTAAATAATAACGATGTTTATTGTTTTTTTTTGCGATTCTTGAAAGCATTACATTATATTTACAACCATCCTCTACAATAGACTTACGAATATAATCACCTAAACTATCTACTATCGTCTCGTATCTTTTACTATAATTATGTGTGAAATACCTATCTGAATCATTCTCTGTATACAATACCTTGAATTGTATATTTGCAAAGCGATCATTTAGAACCTCGTGGTAGGCGACGTCGAACGGCAATTTTCTGATAAGTTCAGTCATTTTAAATAGGTGTATGAATGGATTCTGCGAAAAAGCATTTCAATTTTTTTTATATAAAAAGTGTATAATGCTCTCTAGCGGGCTCGAACCGCTGACCTTCGGCTCATAAGACCGATGCTCTGACCAACTGAGCTAAAAGAGCTTTTTTTTTGCATTCTGTGGGGTTCGAACCCACGCATCTTTACGATACCAGATCTTAAGACTGGCTCCTTAGACCACTCGGACAAGAATGCTGTTGTTTAGCTCCTCAAAACTAACTCACCTTCACAATATAATATACTACTTACTCTTTAAACCATTTATTAAACAAAGAAATATTTTAACTCCTAATTATATATGTTCCCACTTTTAATGCTTCGAAATATAATTATTAATAGAGAGTTTCTTATAATGAACTCCGGTATAGTAATGTCGGTGTTAATATTTATTACAACTTTGTTTAGCGTACTGGGATATATTTAATCAAAATATCCAAAATATCCAAAATATCTAAAATAATATATAATAATATCTAAAATATATGATAAAGCTAATCTTCAACCTATTAGATAAAAGTAAGTTCAATATATTTGCAAAGAATATCGCGTTTACCATTTTAGCTACCCTATTTTTTTTACCCTTTCCTAATAAATCGAATATATCTATTTACATAATACTTCCTGCTGCCGTCTTACTACAAGCAAAATATTTATTTGGCGACCTTGACGACGGGTTTCAGTGGTCTTTATCAGATATACTTTATTGGATATCATTATACATATTTTCTTTTCTAACTATATGCGTTTATAAAAGGGTATTTCCTATAAAAAATAAAAAATAAAAAATAATAGCCCCGTCAACATCGAAACGAAAAAGCGAGCATGGCAACCGCCATTATACCTAAAACAATTCCCATATGATAATTGAATTGCATCTCTCGATACATCTCTAACCAAATTCTAGCCTGATATTGATTATTAATATGGTTTAACATCCAGTCACTCTTTGGGGATAAAATATAATAAAAATAATTAGTTAAAAAACAGGTGCTAGTTACCAAACAAACCAATGACAAACTATTTCGACCACTTACTTTTAGTTTATAATAAATAATCAAGAGAGAAAGAATAAAGCCCAGCAAATATCCGTAATAACTTATGTTTCTTCTCTCTATAGCTAACCTTTCATATAATTTTCTTAAATGAGGTGGCAACTTTTCCTTATATGAGTTTACAATTTCACTATGCGAAGTCATGTTATAAAAATAAATCATCCCAATAAGAAAGACGAGAGAAACACCACAACTTGTTCTACAAACCATATATAATATAAACAAAATCTCGGTTTACTTTTACTTTTGTTTTTCCAGTATTTTAGCCCTAAAGTGTTTTTTACAGGTTTTACAATTTTTGAAAGATCCGTCTGCGGTAAGCGAAGTTGTATCATTACTAGAACAGAAAATACACATAACTGAATATTCGGGATTAAAAATATTCGTACTATACACATAAGGACTATAGGTCTGATACAAATAGGCAATTCCTATTTCAGTTTGTTTTAAATCTCCATTAAAAGTATTCGGATTGCTCATATATAAAAATATATTGATATTATATATGAACCTTTTGGACATTTACGTAATTTTAATCGTCGTGGTAAAATTAATTTTTCTTTATTTCCTAATTGCCGCCGCTGTTTTGAAAGCAAAACTTAAAAAAGACAATAGTAGCAAGAATATAAAAGAATATGAAGAAAAAGTATACTATAAAGAGCGCGTTGAATTATTATTCAAGTTTTTAATGTCTGTTTTGTTGATTTATCTATTTTATCCTAGACGTAAAATCCCCATCCCCCTGAGTAGAGAAATAAGAATATTATTATTTGCATTTGGAATTGTATTAATTTTATCCGCAAAATGGAACGATATATTAGAAAAGTCTTTTATTTTACATTCGTTTCCTTTGTCCTAAATAACCTGCGGCACTTCGCCCTACCATTCCAATATCGCCATGAGGCTTATAAATAAAGGTACCTTTACTATAGGTGTAACAAAAGGTGCCCTTGCAATTATCATATTGTTTATTATAAGGTAATAAAACAGTATCCCCTAGTGTCTTAAAATTGGTTGCTCTATTTAAACGATTAGACGGATAAGGTGTAACGTTTGACGTCGATGCGTTTGATACAAAACTAAACATTTATATTAATAGAACATATTATTTAATATAAATTAATTTATTTTCCACACCCACCGCAACCGGGTTTTAAATTGTGAATACGATTTATCATTGAACTATTCAATGCTCGCGGAGCCTTCGCCTTTGCGCTCTTTTGTAAAAGGGCAGACGCCTTTTCCATATTTAAAATCTGCGAAGTACTAGGATTTCCATTATGTATAACCATTCTCATTCGTCCGGGCATAATTTATATATTAAAATATTAAAAAATAAATTAAAGGTTACTAAATGTCTCTCCTTCGATCAAATTTAAAGGTATAAGTCTTCCAATTAATTCTTCGATTTGTGCTGCGCTATAATTTTCATTATTTATCGCATCATCCACACAATGAACTAGACAGTTTTTAAACAACGGTATTAATTTATTTCCACTTATCATAGGTATTATAGTCGCCTTATTGTTTATCTTGGTAGAAACGGAATACATATTGTTCCCGATAACTTCTACTATTTTTCCAAATGTCCATTTATTTGGAGAGACGTCAATAGCTACCGGGTCGCCGACTCTAAATTGATAAGGACCCGTTGTCATAGGAAATGTTTGAATAAACGACGGATTCGCGTAAACATTCACGTCGGGTTTATCAATAGGACAATTACACCCAGTAACAATATTAGTCTTCATCACTTTATCACCGTAAATGGGAAAAGCGGGGTTAAAAGGAATAGTAGATGACTGTAAAATAACTGGCACCCGACCTCTACGTAAAGGCCCCTTTCCTTTCAATCTATTCAAATACCTATCATAAGAGTTATGTTTAATATCACATCCGACACCACCGGGTGTCTGTCCGCCGGGCTTACTAGATGTTACCGAATAATGCTTATTATTTAATTGCGAATGATAATACCCAGTAGGAACGGTGGCCTTTTGCACACTAGGAAAAGGGCGGTCACTTTGTTGATTCCAACATACTCCGTGGGTTTCAACGGTAGGCTGTCTATAGGCGCTCAACGCTTTTTTATTATCCGTATATAATGAAGCGTAAACCCGTACTGTATTTTGTATCTGTTTTTGAATCTGGTAACGGGCTGCTGGAGTATTTCCCGTTAAACGAGTATTACAGTTTCGCTCCCTATAATAAAAGGGAGGCAATCCGTTAATTTTATTAGGAATATTAGTAACTAGAGACGTATAACCAATGGTGTCCATGTTATATATTTAAGCAATAAAATATAATAAACCAATAAAAAATAAATTAGTTAATAACAGAAACAACCCTTTTACTAAACATAAAATAAAAAATTGAATATTTGGTCTAGACCATGATCTAAACTACAACCAAGACTATAATCAAGACTATAATCAAGACTATAACTAAAATAAGACAGAATGAACAAAACAAATAATATAACCCATTTAATAACCCAACCAGGTAAATGTTGTGTAAACTGTGGAAAGGGATATAAGCAAAAAAAAGCCCTAGAAAAACACGCTCTTTTATGTGATATAATAAATAGATCAGATAAAAAACGATTAATCATAGAAGAAGAAGAAGAAATTCCCAGTAATAGAAAATTATATAAAATAATTCTAGAGCTAACGGACAAATATAACAAGCTGGAACAAAAACTAGAGGAAGTTAGCAAATATGCCATCAAGGAAAAGAAGAAAATAAACATAACCGATTGGTTGAATAGTAACGCAACACCCAAATATTCCTTTATTCAATTTGTAACAAATATCACTATGCCCGCCGAATTAATCCAGTCCATTTTGAATAATTCTTTTAATGAAATATTAACCGAAGTATTCAAACAGATTTTGTCATCGTCCGATGAAGAACTACCGATCACGTCGTTTGATCAAAAGAAAAATACACTATTTATTTATACGAAAGAAACGGACAACGGCGTTTGGCAAGAATTATCGAGAGAACTATTGATAGACTTCTTAAATGTCATACAACTGAAAATATCAAAAATCCTTTTCGATTGGAAAAAAATAAACAAAGAAGAGCTACGAACAAATAATACTTTATGTAATACATCCGATAAAGCCTTGGTGAAAATAATGACCCCCGCGTTCAAAGAAGATACATATTTAACGAAAGCAAAAACCCTATTATATAATCATTTCAAAAAAGATTTAAAGTCGATGATAGAATATGAGTTTGTATAGTACAAAGATAGACATCAATATAGCATACAACTTTAATATACCATACGACTTCTATAAAACAAACTATAATGCTGTGGATCATTTTCCAGCTGTTTCAAATCCGTCTGTATAATATTACAATTATTATCAGTATAAAACACGTGTTTGATTTTATACCCCTTTTGTTCGGCTAAAAATTTCATTTTTTTAATACAATTGTTACAAGGCTTACTATTTTGAATCTTGGCTATTTTAGATATTCTCGTCACAAATATATTGATTTGTTTGACCTGTTTTCCGTTTTTGTTTTTATAATTCGGTAATTTATTGATCGAATCCAATTCAGCGTGCGTCCCCGGAAACTTACCTTCCATATCCCCGTAAGAGTTCACGCCAAAAGATAAAATATTGGCCGATGTTTTGGATAAGAACAATCCGTCGTCATTTGCAATTATTTTCCCGTGAGTAAACGTAATTGCAATATGATTATAGTTATTAAACGAGACCTTATTATTTTGATTGGCGTGATCCGTTATATTCGTATCACACGGTAAGCAAAACCGCTTTATATAAAGCATATCTAATAATGGCTGTGTCATTACAGAATGATAAAGATATTAATTACAACATAAACAAAAGTTATAATTAATTTCATTTTTTTGTTTTATATGGAAGAGAGATATGAAGAAATAATTTTTAAAATAATATACCCCTAATTTATGACACAAGGTAATTATATAGTAGCAATTCCAACCTATAATCGTGTAAAGGAATTGGTCAACAAAAGTCTAAAGACATTAAACCGCGGAAAAGTGAATTCAAACAAAATATATATATTTGTAGCAAACAAAGAACAAGAACAATTATACAAAGACGCCGTACCAAAATCAATGTATCATAAAATAGTAGTCGGGAAAGTAGGTATAGCAAATCAACGGAAATTTATTTCGAAATACTTTCCCGAAAAGCAATATATTGTATCGATGGACGATGACGTGGAAGAATTAGAGATGATGACAGCGCCCGATAAGCTCGTAAAAATAACGAACCTAGACAAGTTTTTCAACGATGCGTACAAAAAGTTAAAGGAAGAAAATCTATATATTTGGGGAATATATCCCGTTCATAACCCCTTTTTTATGAAAAAGAACGTATCCACTGGACTGAAGTTCATAATAGGCGTTTTGTATGGATACATCAATCGCCATAATACGAAACTGGAACCTTCCATTAACGCGGAGACAAAGGAAGATTTCGAGCAATCGATATTATATTATAAGATGGATGGTGGTGTGGTAAGATATAATTATATTGTTCCTAAAACAAAATTCAATGCCCCCGGAGGGTTAGGTACTGATAGGTTTGAGAGAAACAAAAAAGCGGCGGCTTACTTGAAAAAAACATATCCAGATATAATCACCATATTCCAACGCAAAAATGGGACGCACGAAGTGAAAATGGCACGGTTGCCACGTAATGAAGATTCTAATAATAAAACCTCTAATCCTAGCAATAAAACCAATAAAACGAAAAAGGTATCTAAACAAACGCGAAAACAAACAAGAAAAAATACAAAGTAATTATCTATTGTCGATTATTGTAAATAATGGAAAACCCGAATCTCCTAAAGTTTCTAGAATATTCCAAATAAACGCAGTTGCAAATTTTTCTTTTCCCAAAAGTATTTGGGATTCTTAAAAATGGACAAAAAAAATGTCCAAATTTCAATATGGGCGAAACATCTTGGGAAAAAAATTTGCAAATACCACACGAGAGCATAATGGTGTAAATGAGAAAAATGGACGAATAAGTGTGTGAGCATATTTTTTACTAATTCACCGAGAAATAATCTAAAGAGATTTTTCGATGAATCATTATAGACGAAGAAATGACGAAAAACGACGAAGAAAACGGGCAAAACGGGCCGCCAATATTTTGCTGTAAAGTATGTGACTATACTACGAGCAAATCAAATCATTACAACAGACATATTTCCACAGCATATCATAATCGACGAACAAATGACGAAAAAATACGAAGAAAACGGGCCCAAAACGGGCAAAACGGGCCACACGATAATCCTAGCAAATTCGCGAACAACTACGCCCTGAGCCCAGAGCAAAATACGTCACGCCCGAAAAACGAGCCGGAATACATTCAACATATTTGTAATTGCGGAAAACAATACAAACACTCATCGTCTTTATGGAACCATAAACAAAAATGCAAGTTTAATAATGACAACCACATATGTACAAGTACAAATATAAATGACAAAGAACTCATACAAACACTACTTAATCAGAACGCAGAACTACAAAATAGTGTAATTCATTTATTAAAAGCCGGCACAAATAACACCATTACTAATACAAATGCTAATAATACGAACAATAATAATAATAATAATAATAAAACATTCAACCTGAATTTGTTTTTAAATGAAACATGTAAAGATGCAATGAATATTACCGATTTTGTGAAAAACATACAAATAGAAATGCAAGACTTTGAAAAATTGGGAGATATTGGATATGTAAATGGAATATCAAATATCATTGTTAAGTGTTTAAAAGATATGGATGTTGCATCTAGACCTATTCATTGTACAGATATAAAGAGAGAAACATTATATGTAAAAGACGAAGATAAATGGGGCAAAGATGAAGACAATCATACCAAAGTAAGAGAGGCGATCAAGAATATTGCTCATAAAAACACAAAATTATTAAGTCACTTTAAGAAAGATAATCCAGATTGTAATAAGAGCGATTCCAAATCTTCAGATAAATATAATAAACTGATTATCGAATGTATGGGAGGCAAAGGAGATAACGAAGAAGAAAAGGAAAATAAAATAATTAAAAATATCTCGAAAGAAATAACAATAGATAAATAACAATAGATAAATAAACGATCTCACTATTTTTTTCTAGTCTTATTATTCGATTTCGTTTCACCTACAGGTTTAGTCTTCCTTAATTTTTTAAGGGTATTATTATGTCTTATCATAAAATCCTTAGACTTCCCTTTGGTTTTTTCCCATACTTTATATCTTAAATAGCATACCACCGACAATCGTATAGCGTCTTTATCAATTTTCTTCATTGGTAGATTCCCGTGCCACTGGTGTACGTCCATAAATAATATATCACTCGTTCGTAGATCGACGCCGACACCATATTGTGGGAAACATGTTTCGGCGCCTTCGTATTTTCCGTTTTCAATTACTACCAAATTACCAAACCCTTCAATATCGTCGCCTTTATCTTTATGAATAGTCGTTTGAAAGTTAACGTTGGTGGTTACCGTGGTAAAACTAGTATCAGCGATTCTAAAATGTGTCTGATTTGCCTTTTTGCGCTGTAATTTATATTTTTCAGGAATATATTTTTTATAATAATCATCTATTTGTTTAATCAGCGGCAACGATTTTTTATATTGGTCTGGGTAATCCATATTAAAACGGGTTTCTCTCACATCCAATATTTTCTTCATTCCTGCTTCCCTCAATAATACCTTTTGCGCGGGCGCAAATCGATCAAAGTATCCAAAGATATTTGATTTGATTTTGGGATTCGAGCCAACGTTGCGTTCTTTACTACCAGAAGTAGAACCACGATTACTGGTTTCGGTCATGGCAAACTTAATAAGCGCGTCATAAAAATCGTCTATTTTGACCTTATCTAGTTTTTTTTTACGATAAATCATTAATAACGTATTATCTGAAGTATAAACGTCGGCGTCATGATCTATAATTAACTTAATTTGACTAGGTTTAACATATGTATTCTTAAGTTTTTCCATTCCTTCGTCGCTAATAAGTTTATCAAGATGATAGATAGTTACATTACCTTTTTTTTCCTTTTTTATAACCATTAGAGAGAAACTTATATATAAACATAATATTTTATATATAAAATATATTGTATATGTATTTACATTTTTATGTAAATGTAAAAACCTATATGTATAAAATAAAAATGAATTACTTTTCAGCCAACTGTGTCTTGTATCTTTATGTACTACTGCTATAAGCATACATATTAAATAAAATGGATTGCCCTATCTGCTTCGACACAGTAGTTTTGGGAGAGAAAAATGTCGTTACGACTGAGTGTGGGCACACCTTTCACGCGAGTTGCCTTATGAAGTCAGTTGCGCACAATGGGTTTGGTTGCCCCTATTGCCGCACCGCAATGGCTGAAGAGGTAGCAGACGACGAGGACGACGAGGACGAAGAATACGAGGACGACGAGGAATCCCTATCTTCGGAGGAGGCTCGTGAAGAAGAGGAGTGTGAAGAGTCATATCACCTGGCAGGGTTGAGGTGGCTATTCAACCGCGCGAATTCCGAGGAACCTGTAGCGTTCTGCCTAGCGGACCACACGGGCGTGGAGGGAATCGTAAACGGCCCTACGCCAGAGTTCATCATGGAAAAACTAAAAGAGAGCGGAGTAACCTTCTACGACCTAGGACTATCCTTCCTTTCGGGAGTCATGGAGTTAAACTTTGACGAAGAAGTTCAGAAGAAGATAGATGAGCGTGAGGAGGCCCTCGTCGAGAAGGTGGATCGTATCATTTGCGACTGTATGTCGCTTACAGGGGAAAGGGCGCCGAACCCGAACCTTAACCCAGCGTTCGATGACCACGTGATGGAGAGATTTACTAGAGTAGTTTAAACGTTTATATTTTAAAACAATTTAATTTAAACCCCATTTTTTTTATACTTTTTCAAAATCTCCGTTCAAAAAATGGTGTATCAAAAAACTGGATAAACCTAAAATGACATCTATTAGTAAATAAACCCACGCACCCTTATTACGCATTATGGCATTATACGCAAATAATCCGTATAACAAAGCATGAATGGGTCGTAAATTATTCCACCATATTTTCTCTCCAAACACCTCCGCACCTGTTTTTCTCGCACCAGATAAAAATATATAAATAAATCCAATACACGGCAATAAAGCCAAATACCCCAAGAGTGGTAAATAGTTGATATTTATATTTTTGGCTATTATAACAAAGGAAGAACGCACGCCTATACAGCCTATTAAAAACATCAGAAACCTCTTTTGTATGTTATTCATTATACAAAACGTAATATTATTTGTAAATATTATTTATACAAATCGTAATCGATTACAATTTCCATAAAAAAAAAATGAAATGTTTCGTTAGTAATACAAATATAATATCTAGTACAAGAATAACGATGTCCAAACAAATCAGCTTTTACATTCCCCGCATATATGGCGAGTATACGGCGGATGATATTAAACATACCTTTCGTCTCCTATGGGTAGGAGAAGTAAGACGAGTAGATATTAATAAAACGTGCGACGAATACGTCTCGGCTTTCGTGCATATGGATTATATGTATGATAGCGAATACGCGTGGAATATTATTAATGTCACGGATAAGTTGGACGCGTGTTTTAAACTTAACGTGGATATTGATAACTATTGGCTTTTGTTAAAGAATAAAAGACCGGTTCAAGACACACACCTGAACATACACCAGCTGGCGGAAAATGGCCGGATTATGGAGGATAAAATCAAAATGTGCGAAGAAAAGATGGAGAGAATGGAAATGGTTATTCATAAGCTTCTGCTGAAGGCGTATGATGGCAACGACGAAAAGTATCGATTATATAATTATATGTCATACGGAACCCCTTACTCCAAAGGATATCTTTGCGAAAATAAAGAGTTGAGAGAAAAACAAATGGAGGATTTCCAACACGAGAAAAAGGAACTAGGCGAATTGACAGAAATGGAACCTTGGGAAGATATGAATAAGTATTTTGGTCATCTATTTACCAACGGCCATATTCGTTTTGATGAGGAGTATGTTCCTAGCCTTGGTGGATCGCTAAAGTTTACCGATGAAATCGACGATGACGATATGCCGTCTCTTGTATCACAAAATGTTGTAAGCGACGACACGAGCGAGGTCGATGACACGAGCGAGGACGGCGAGACGAGTAGTGATGACGACGATGATATGCCCGTCTCTTGTCTCGATCAATGACAAAGACTAAAGACAAATAACAACCTAAAAAGACTAATAAAAAAGAAACATAGAATAGATTTTTAAAAGTAACTTAAACAAAACTATTTTTTTTCGCACATTAAACATTAATACCTTCTAGACTATCATAGAAGTCTTTGGCTTTTTTATTTATTTTTATTCGACTTACGTTAAAAGAGGTTAAATATAATCCGTCGAGACTCTTCACTCTGGATAACGCGACATATGTTTGGCCACATTCAAAGATATTGTTTCCGACATCAATTTCCGCCATATCCAAAGTAGTACCCTGAGATTTATGTATCGTTAGAGCCCACGCCAATATAAGCGGCAATTGTGAAACGCCGATACCGGGTATTTTTTCACTATGCCAAACGTGTGGCTGCATTGTTTCTTCTATTCCATTATTGAATTTCACTACAGGAAGTCCAGTGGTTTCACAAAAACGAATAACAATCCCCTGACTACCATTACAAAGACGAATATGTTTATCTTGTTCGTCTTGGATATTCACTATACACATCACTTGTGCCCCCACTTTTAGTTTGATTTCCTTATCACACATCAAATTATTCGCCAAGTATTCAAGTTCATATAGTTTTTCTTCCTTGGTAAAGGAGATGTTTTTTTTTGCGTTCTTATCGGTTACCTCTAGGTCATTCATATATTTGATAGAGTGCGTTTTTTCTATCCCCGTAAGTAACGTCATTTTATTATTATTAAAAGTATCTACCATTGACCGTATAGGAAATAATTTGGTCGGCTCTGATACTAAATCGGTAGGAATTTTTCGGTGAACATATTTCTCTAGAATTCGGCACGTTTTTTGTTTTATCTCTCCTTTACGAATTTGATTCAATATGGTAGTATACTCATTATCGGTTTGTCGGAATATTTTAAATAATTGTATTATCGACGAACGCGGAAATATATTAAACCATTCCGCCGATTCAAAACAAAAGCTCTGAGAGGCAATATCGTCACGATCTCCGACGGGTGGTAATTGAAAGAAGTCGCCGGAAAATATGAGTTGTATTCCGCCAAAAGGGGCGTCCATAACCCCCCTGATATGTTTCCCAATAATATTTAAAGTATCCAGCATTTTCATAGAAAGCATACTTACTTCATCTACAATAAGTATATCGGTAGTTTTCCACATTTTTTTAGAAAACTTGTTTCCTTTTACCTTTTTAATCAAAAACTCATTCGATTTATTCCCAATACCTATTCCTGCCCAGGAATGAAGTGTTTTCGCATTACAATTCAATAAAATAGCCGCGCAACCGGTAAGTGCAGTAACTTGTATTTGTTTATTGTGTTGCGTGGCGTGTCTATAAATATGTCGAATAAGTTCCGATTTACCACACCCCCCGGGTCCTGTAATAAATATATTTTCTCCTCGAATATATTTATCAAATGCGAATTGTTGTTCTAAAGAAAGTTCCATTGAGTTATTTTATCATATATTTTCACGAGAGTGCTTGATATCATTTTTATTTTTAATAGTAAATTCGACTATCAATATTTATTAAAATATAAAAACATAATATTAAATAATATTTATGTTAATAATGTATGAACTTTGATTTGAATATTGATAATTATAGCAAAGGTGAATTAGTCGAAATGTTTGAACTACCTCCCGACTATGACAATAATATTTTTGAAATAAAAGAGGCTAAAATGCGAGCAAATCTAATGAATAATAATGAAATAACGGAAACCGTATTAAACAATACCTTAGATTTTTTGGCCAGAGCCAAAAGTATTTTACTGGGCGGAGAACCGAAAAGCAACAAAGCCGTTGATTTCTTAGAAAATGTATACAATAGTCAATATAAATTGAAGCCATCTACAGTACTAGACCCGGGCGAACATATGGTACTAGAGCGTGATAATAAACCATATTTAGATTCTTTTCCTAGTCAATTTTTTCCGGGTGTAATAAATCCCTTGAAAAAAAAGATTCGGGTTATGAATTTGAATATAGATAGCAAATTTAGAGATAATTATTATTCTACTTCTGCATCTAATTTCAATGCAAATCTAAATCAAAATATAGATAATGTATTAACCATGCAACTAGACGCCATAGAATTACCCATTACTTTTTATAGTGTATCAAAGCAATACGAGAATAACTTTTTTTTAATAGAATTACCAGATACCGATGAGAAACAATTAGTAGAAATACCAAGTGGTAACTATAATTACGAAGGATTGGAAAACGCAATAAATAACCAATTAAGTATTATAGGTGGCGTTTATGCCAGTATTGTCTTTAAAATAAATGTCACAGATAATCAAAATGGATCAGGACAAATGTTAGTAGGTATAGAACCAACCGCAGTTCCTTTCAATTTTGAATTAAATTTTCAGACAGATAGAAATGGTACCCAGAAAATTGGGTTTTCCCTAGCATTAAAGATGGGTTGGTTAATGGGATTCCGAAATGGTAAATATGTCGGAAATCAAAATTATGTATCTGAGGGTATAGTAGATGTATTAGGTAGTCGTTATTTGTTTTTAGCAATAGACGATTATAATTCGAATGTAAATGATGGTTTTTACAGCGCTTTTAATGGTTCATTACTAAATAAGAATATATTAGCACGAATATCATTACAAGGCGGTACATTTTCCGTATTATCACAAAATAATCTCGGTATAGTAACTACCCCGCGCGAATACTTTGGGCCAGTAAATATTCAGAATGTTAACATACAATTGTTAGATACTTATGGGAGACTAGTAGATTTAAATAACATGGACTATAGTTTTTGCCTAAAGTTACAAATGGTGTACGATATATAATAAAATGTATTACAATAAAATGTATTACAATAAAATGTATACCTAATTTTATTTAATATAAACATAATGTATATGCGGTCATCAACTACATTATATTCTGGAAGAACAACATTAGGTACTAGAACGTTTGGTCAATTGAATACGGGGACAACTGCCGGGAGTTATATAGAGACAACCCGTCTACAAAGCCAGTTTTGCCCCCTACACTGTCAACGCGTAGGAAGTTACGCACAATTAAACGCGTTAAGAAATGCAATTAGATATACTTATGGTGGAAACCAGGATACTTTGCAAAACAATAAAAATGCACTAGTTTCTGGGTTGGACGCAAAGTTAGATTTAAAAGATGTATGTGTTATTTCTAATTTGAATACAAATATAAGTCCCACGCCTATTAGTAAAACCGCAATACCTTATTTGAATTATAATATTGATCCAAATGGGTCATTATTTGGTAACGCGCCTTGCGGACTAAGTAACTTTACGAACTACAAAGTATCAAACAATTTCAACCTGAATAAAATAAATAAATTATGAGCGAATTGCTTTTTATAAACACAATTAATATATATTATATATATGGCGTTAAAAATAGAAGAGTATGCAACCGAATTAAATATAGATGCGGTAGACCTAGGGGATACTTTTTTATCAATGGACTATGGACTGGAAAGTAGTCGCGGCTTATCAAAACACGAATCAAAAATCGAGTTATTGTCTTCAGATGATGAAACCGGTATAGACGATTCTTCAAACGATATGTCTGGAAACACCGTATCTTATAATATTGCATTCAAAAAATATAATTTCCGAGAGGTGGAAAAAAATATAGAAGATAATTACTTTGAAAAAAACCATCGATATTCAAGTTCCCTAGATATTTTGGCAACCTATTTAAGAGGTCAAAAATTAATATATATGGAATCAAAGGCTTTTTGTGAAAATCGGTTGAATTGGTTAATGATGCCCGCCATTTTATTATCCACCGTCGCAACGGTTTTATCCTCTATTCTTAAAGACTATGCCTGGGGCGCTTTTTTAATCGCTTCTATTAATGGTACTATTGCGTTTCTATTAGCCCTCGTAAACTATTTGAAATTAGACGCAGCGTCCGAGGCGCATAATATATCTTCTTACCAATATGATAAATTACAAACATCCATAGAATTTATGTCTGGTAAAACGTTATTATTTTTGAAAACGGAACAAGAGACCACTCATAAATTATCCGAGCTCTCCCTTGATAATGTAGATAGTAAATTAATGGAGAAATTATCAGATATCGAGAAAAAAATAGGAGAGATAAAAGATACTAACCAATTTATAATACCAAAGGAAATAAGGTTAATGTATCCTATTATTTACAATACCAATATATTTTTAATAATAAAAAAAATCCAAGATATACAAAAACGAAAAATAAACACACTAAAAGAAATCAAAAATCGTAAGAATTATTTATCAGCGGTCTTGAAAGCGAAACATAAAAAGGGTAAGACGACGGCAGTGAAAAAACTCCAAAATAGAATAATGGAACTATATGAACTAAAAAATAATTATATAAAAGAAATTCTGATATTAAAATCCGCGTTTTCGGTCATTGATGAAATGTTTACCAAAGAAATGGAAAATGCCGAAAAAAGGAAAAAATACTGGATCAGATATAATATTTTCTGTGGTTTAGGTTTAAAGCGACTGATAGACCCGAAAAAACTAAACCCATTTGTAATAGATATAATGGACCCATATGGCGGGGGGTCTGGAAAGGAAATGCACATATTTAATGAATACATAAAGATAAAAGATTATATTGAAAAATCGAACCAGGACAATTTTACCAAAACAAATAAGTTATTGAAAAGAGTGATCGAACTAGTGTTAAAGGTCGAGAAAAATGCCAAAAACAAGGACAAAGACGAAGAAACCGGATATGAAAATTATACTGGATTAAAATTTATTCCCGAAGCATGGAATAATGTGGGGGGTAATGGAGTGATTAATTTATTTGCCAATAAGAAAAGCTCTTCACAGAGATTAAATGAATTATATGTTTCAAATTTCAATAATGTTACGGCGCGTAATTCAGATTCATCTGCATCACAGATGGATATCGACGTAAATGACGAGGGGTGCGATATTGGCAAAGACAACGACGATAAAGTATAATATATTTTATTTACAAAAATAATATATTATCCGACATGCTGGATTTGAACCAGCGACCTATTGATATCATATAAACCACTACAGTCAATCGCTCTACCCCTGAGCTAATGTCGGTTTGAGAATAAATATCGAAATAAGAACCAAAACAACATTTTTTAGTTCTATATCAATAAATATTTAAAAGTAAAATCATATGTATATAAATATAGTATGGAAGAAGAAGAGTACGTTTCCGTTTATGAGTATGAAAAGAATGTAAACCCGCATTTAGCACACGTACCGTTTTATGAAAAAGATATTAACCACTGTGATTATGGAATTAGTATTATCGATTTTTCAAACATATTTAAAGTATCGCATAAATCAACTACACCAAATTTGTTGGCTTCGTTTATAAAATTATCAAGAAAAGGGACTATAGAATTAAACAATGACGACCAATCTATTGAATTTAATGCGACCTCTCATATGTTTTACATAATAAAAGGAGATTGTTCTATTGATATTGTCAATGATGTTGATAATGAAAATATGGTTTGCTCGGGGGATATTCTAATTGCTCCTTGTTTCAATTCGATAAAAATCAAAAATCTAGGTAAAGAAGAATTACATATTTATTATATAAATGATAGTCCCTTGGTCAATTATCTAGGAAACAAAGCAATAAAACAAATATTTAAAACGGCTATTTATAGAAACGAATTCCTCGTGCAAAAATTAAATGAATTATCCAATAAAAACAATAATAGGAAAGGTATTTTGTTAAGCAATAAAGATACTGACGCGTTAGGTATAAACACCATTACGCCCGTATTATGGACGCTATATAATGAACTTCCACCCAAAACTATTCAAAAGCCACATAAACATAATTCGGTTGCACTAGATTTATGTATAAAATGTAGCGATAGTGAAAATATTTATACTTTAATAGGAGACGAATTAGATGAAAATGGAAATATAGTAAATCCTAAAAAAGTATATTGGAAAGAAGGGTCCATGTTTATTACCCCACCCGGGCTATGGCATTCTCATAATAATGATGGGAACACATATGCCTATATTCTTCCAGTACAAGATGCGGGTTTACTTTTATACCAAAGGATTTTGGGAATCGTTTTACAAAAATAATTATATTTTAACTATTATATCTTTAAAAAATATTATAATTTCGTTGCTTGAACGCTAGTATTACTTTTATCTATTTTGCAAATATCGGTTTTATTAATATCCACTTTGTTAATATCTATTTTTATTTTATCTAATATATATTTACCACAAGGCCCACAATGGTCTTCATTCGATAAATCAACCTTGTTATTTATTTTTTTATCACATGATTCAATCTTCCATCGGCCTAATACGATCTTGACATCTTCCTTTACAAATTTATGTATTATATTTTTAACAAAATTCATATGATATATATTATTATTCATTCACCTAATTCTAAATAGTTTATTTAAATTATTTCGATTGATATTTATCGGTTGTAAATTAGAATTCAAATGAGGATTATTATTATTATTTGTATACAACATCTTTTTCGATTTTATAACGGCGATTCTCTCTTTAGCTTGTTTTCGCTTAATTAAATCTTCTATTAGCATTTGTCTATATTCTTCTCTTGTCTTTGGTACACGTGGTACAATGGTTTCCCCAGTCTCTTTATAATTCTTGAAATATTTATTAAAAATATAACTATGTTTTACTGCCGGTTCGACACTATTATTGTTCTCAAACCTAACTGCTTTAACGTTTTTGTTTTCGTATTCACCTTCCTGTTTAAATGTCATTCGTCTTAATACACCGTCGCTTGAAACCGAAAGATTCAGCGAAGATAGAATATCATCATAAGTAAACTTTGGCTTACTTACTTCATTCGTCGCATTACCCCAATACATATTTTTTTCTACTGAATCGTTTACCATAGTAGAGTCGTCATTACCGTTGTCTTCTTTCAGGTCTATCGATACAACCATTATAATATAATAATAATTTTTAAAAAATAATAACAACTTATTTTATAAAATAAAGATGCAATCCGATAGATTTATAAAAAACAAAGGAATTACTGAAACAATGATAAGCAACCATCATAATCATTTGAAAATGAATCGGACGAAATGGGAGGCGGATTATGACGGAAATAAGGCAAATATATTAATCGATTCCAATACGGACGGCAAACATAAAGTAATGAATATTGAATTGGATAATAGAGATTTGGCGAATCTACTAAGTATTCCTTCGGTTAATTCTCCTATTGATAAAAGACTCGCGCAAGATTTTTGTAGAAAGCAGAAACGCGATAAAATTCTAAACAGAACACCTACCCCCTATATTGTTGAAATAGATGACGTACATTCGGAGCCGGTGAACACACATATATCTAGTCCATTACCTAACGAAGAATTTTTAAGAACGGCTACAAATAATATGTTTAATCCTCATACTAAAACAAGAAGAAGGAGAAAAAAGCATAGAAGTTATAAGCTTCATAGGAAAAAAAAACACACCTCTAGTGGGAATACTAGTTCGCGAAAACGTTATTTTAACAAGACAGTATAGTATAGTAAAACTATTTTTTTAAATCATTAAATATGATCCCCCTGGGACATACTATTTCGAGAATACTGACGTCGTTTTCCGAATAACTTCTGGTTGATCGTCTATGCTTATAATCCTCATTACAAAATGGTTTATTACTTAGATTTGTTAAATAATACTGAGATCCATAAATTAGTTTATTATTTGAAGTATCGTATATAGTTTGAAATTGAACCTTTTTTATTTTTTTGATTTGGACCAAAAAATAGGCGAGATCAGCGACTGATATATTAAAAGTGACATTTATGAGTGTATACAAATTTTTATGTTTTAGTTGGTTGTCATATTCAGTAGATACATAATAATGTTCACAATTATGGGCTTCACATATAGTTATTACATTTGAACATTTTGATGTATCATTGATATCATTTATTATTAAATCTATCTCGTAGCCCATTAATACTGTAATTTATTATATTTTTTTTTTATTTTACGTTTGATTATAGGTTATTATTAATTAATTTAAAAAAATGAAACACTTTCATCTAGTCAGCCTTGACATAAAAACAACATGCTAGCCAACGTTCTTAACAAGAATAACGAACATACAAGGGATAAAAATATCATATTTTATGACGAAGGGCATAAATATGATATACTTATTGATAGAGAACATAAATATACCTCGGTGACAACTTTTCTACATAGTCATTTTCCGAAATTCGATTCAGACAAAATCATCCATAATATAATGAATGGAAAAAATTGGAATGATCAAAATAAATATTGGGGTAAAACGAAAGAAGAAATCAAACAAATGTGGAATATGAATGGTTCCACCGTCGCACAAGCCGGAACCGACCTACATTTCAGGATAGAGTGTTTTATGAATAATCCCGATATATCCTTTCCATATAATCATAAAGATTTATTGGATTATTATGAATTACATAAAAAGGAAGAAGCCGTCATAGAACCCTTGGAATGGGAATATTTCATTCATTTTGTAAACGAGTACCCGTCAATGAAGCCTTACCGGACAGAATGGATAATATATCACGAAGACAAAAAATTAGCGGGATCGATAGATATGGTTTATGAAAACGAAGATGGTACGTTAAGTATATATGACTGGAAGAGGTCAAAAGAAATAACCAGGATAAATAAATGGAATAAATATGCGATAACGCGCGAAATATGTGAAATTCCAGACACGAATTTTTGGCACTATGCACTTCAATTGAATACATACAAAATGATATTAGAAGAAAAATACAACAAGGTAGTAAGAGATTTATATTTGGTAAGACTACACCCAGACGCGGAAGAGAATAATTATGAGTTAATACAAATCCCCGATTTACAGGCGGAGCTCAAGAAAATAATCTAATGTTACAAAATAAATACTTAAAAATGATTATGAAATAACTATATGGTATTTGAATTCTTAATTATATTTTTTTATCCGGTATTTTTCGATTTTGCCTTCCACTATTTTCAATGGCCAACCATTTTAAATTGGTTTACGTTTTATAAACAAAACGAAGAATACACAATAACAGAAACAGAAATAAAAGACGATTCACTAGTAAAAATAAATAAATTTGATAAGCAGTATGAATCGAAATATATGGAGGAATACAAAAATACTAGTAAAACATATGTTTTTACGAGTGACGAACTCTTGCTTATAAATGACACGGTGGAAGAATTGAAGCTAAAAAATACAGATAACAAAGATCTGGTTGAACTTTTGAAAGAGGCAGAACAGGTGGCCGTTAATAAAAAAGTCGAGGACTTATATAATAGTTACATATTCGAGTTGACCCCGTTAGGTAACGTGATTATGAGATATAATTCAAAATCGGAAACATTTGACTATTTTAGTGATAATGCCATTCCTTACAGAATTCTGGAAACGATTTCGAGAAAATATGTTCTAAGAAATAATTGTGTACCTTTATATGTGGATATGGAACAATCGCTAAAAGAAAGCGAGGAAAAAGCACGCGAACGAGAAAAAGAAATAAAAGAAAAAGAGCTGGAAAAGGAAAAATCAAGTATTAAAACGAAGAATATATTTGCAAGCTTTAAAAGTTATAATAAACAATCGATTTCTAATAATATACAAAATATACCTCCACCGAGAAACGGATCAAATGTAAGAGTTGAAAACAAAGATACTATAATAGTAATAAAAGAGGAAGCGAATAGATATAGTCATCAAGGTAAAATGGTGAATTTTAATTTCCTGAAAAAAATAGATAAAAAGATAGTAAACAAAAAACTAGCACTGAGTTTTGCGGATTTCAAGGCAATGAATATAAAATGAATAATTATTATAAATAATTATTATAATGACATCAAAAAGCAAAAAAAAAATAAAACGATTAAGACTTAAGAGTAGAAAAATGAGAAAAGGCGGGTCGGAAGAAACAAAACAATCAGAAACTGGTAAAAAAACGCCGGAAGAAATTATGGAAGAGGTAATAGATGAAAGAAAGAATAAACCGGTACAAAATGATACGGGTGATGGCATATTGAAACAATCGGCTGAATTGGCCAAGGATCTCGGTGCAAATATAGCGAAACGATCAATTACATTGATAGACGGTGTGGCTTTGAATACTTTAGAAAAATCTGGTGATTTGTTAGGAGTAGACTTGACAAACCCAGAGCAAACACAACAGAAATTAGCGGAAATAAAAACCAATATAACCGATCCCAAAACGCAAGAAAAGGTAAAAGAAATTTTGGGTAGCGCAGCTGAATTGGGAGGTGTTGCAATAGAAGCGACTAAACCATTTTTAGATCCATTAATAGAAACAGTAAATGAGAAAAGCAAAGAAGTTTTGTCAAAAGCAGGAGAAACTGGTGTCAAAGTATTGTTAAATACCGCAGAAGAAATACCCGGGGTAGGGGTTGTTCTTGGTACGATTCGATCCGCTAGTAATATTGGTGAAGCAATAACCGCAACCGCGAATGCAACTAGCGAAGTAGTAACGACTACCTCAGATACAATAAATGCTGCTAGCAAAAACTTTGAACAAATGATGAAGGAGAAGGAAAACGTTGTAAATAGAACACAAGAATCAATAAATAAATATGAAGATCCGGTAAAGTATAAAACACCTGAGCCATCCGAGGTACCAAAAAGAGGGGGCACCAAGAAAAAAAGAAAGGGTCTACGATTTAAAAGGAAGAGCAAACGGGTTACCTTTAATTTATAAACTAAATAATATCTATTGCCTTTTGCCTATTACTTATTGCCTATTACTTATTGCCTATTTTTTGTTTAACCATTCTTGATATCCATTGCTTTTGATTATATTAAAAGACGACCCTAAATGGTCGATTGCAATTAAATAGGCTTGTTTATCGACCGCAGACATTTGTTTAAGATAATTAAATACTAGCGATTGTTCGTTGGTATTATAAACGTATAAATTTTCCGGTATCGGTAGATCCAATTCCTTAAAATTAACGGCGTCATTCGTATTGGGCATTATATTTATATCTACCCGTTATAATTTATAAATACTTTTCATTTTTATTATTTATAAAAAATAATATAGTATTTATTGTAAATGAACGTGGATTCTAATGAAAAGGTCGATCGTCCATGGGGGTATTATATCAATCTATATGGCGACAACAATTCCGGCTATAGAGTAAAAAAAATAGTAGTCAACGTGAAAGGTAAATTATCCCTTCAAAGTCACGATCATAGAGTGGAACACTGGATAATCGTCAAAGGAGAAGGAAGGGTTATAGTAGGAGAGAATTGTTTTTCGGTCGGTAAGGGAATTCATATTTATATTCCCAAAAAAGCGCTGCACCGTATTGAAAATATTGGAGAAGAAGATTTGGAATTAATTGAAACACAAATTGGAGACTATTTGGGTGAGGATGACATAATAAGGTACGAGGATATTTATAACAGAATTTAAAAGTAAAAAATAAAAGTAAAAATAAAAAAATGAAATGGAAAACTTATTGTATTTGTTTTCATAAATAAATACAATGAACGAAATAATATCTAACGGTCATAGTGATGGTCATAGTAATATTGCTATTGCTATATTCAGGTATAAATTTAGTGATGTAATTATGACAGAATTACATAACTTTGCGAAATTACACGAGTTTGACCATCGTACCGATTTTAAAGATGCCTGGAAAATATGGGTAGAGGACAATACAGATTCAATTAATAAGGAAATACTAAGACTTAATCAACATGGTTATCCGGAAAGTAAAGATGTAATAGATAAAATGTATAAAAGTACGCGCTACTATTTTCGAAAAAAGTCGGTCGTAAAGGTGGATGCCAAAAAAAGGCGTAATTATATTCGTCTCTCGAAAAGAATATTGGGTCTTATAGACGACCATTTGAATAATAATATAAATAACCCGGATTTTAAGCCTTGTAGTGCATTTGTAGATTTTTATGATAAACACAAATTAATAATAGAAGAGGAAACAGAAGAGGTTTCAATAGAAGTAAAGGAAATACAAAACAAAATGAAAAAAACGTACCAAAATAGGTATTTTGTATTTGTTAACAAATAATCATATAAATAGAAACGACTAATTCATTTATTGATATGCTTCAGTTATTAAAACAAAACTTTTTTTTGGATAAGGTTTCTCAAAAAAAAGAAGATAGTCCGGTCGACGACCACACAATAAAGGAGCTAACGTTTTACACCATCAATGAAATTAAGATTTGTAATAAAATAAAAGAACTACCTTATCATTTTAATGACTATAAAATAGTAGTTAGCTATAAACGTATAAGTGAATTTAAACGCCTATCGAAGATAATAGACGACACCAAAGGGGAATATGTAATGTTAAAATATAATATTCGCGATACTCTACAATACAATTTGAAAGATCATTTAACGTCTTTATCCACTCCAAAAGAGGTAATATTGTTTAGTTTAGAAACCTATATATATTTATTGAATCGCTTACTATCATTACATAAAAATAAAATAGTTTTGTTTGATTTACACCATAATAATATTTTTATAACAAAATATAAAACGCCCATCTTGAGTCATTTCGAAAATAGTATTCTACTGGAAGAGTTAAACGAAGAATATATTACGAAAATGATAAAGAGTATCAGCGATTTTACATACAAACCACTAGAAGTACATCTATTATTTTATTTAATTATAAATAATGAAGATTGTTTATCCGCTTCTTTATCTTATGAAATATGCGAACACTTTATAAAAAATATGCACGTTCTCTCTTTCTTTGACAAACCAATTAGAGAGAAGTATAAAAAAGAATGTACAAACAGTTTAAATCAATATATTAACAAACCTAGAAGTGTTATAATAACGGATATAATAAAGTATTCTAATACGTGGGATAATTATGGATTAAGCATGTTGTATTTACATATTTTCTTTACGGAATTAAATAGCTTCTCTCTAAAAGAGACATTTATGACTGATTTTTTAAACATATTATTTAAAAACATCTCGGCGAATCCAGTAAATAGGTTGACCTTGGAAAACACCTTAAATAGCTATAATGAGGTTTTAAATACAAATAATAATTGGTCTTGGGTAAATAAAATACATCATGATAAGATCGAATTATTCAGATCTTCATTATAAACAAAATATCTGTTTATTATTTTCGGTTTTTACGCGTCTTTCTTTTATGCGATTTTCCGCGTTTTTTTGTACCACGTTTTCTTGATTGGGGTTCTTCTTTTTCGGATTTATCGGAGGTCTTCATATTTTTCATTTCCCCTTTACGAGCACTCGCTTCTTTTAGAGCATCTTTAAATTTAAAATCCTTATTTTTTGCCTTCCCCTCTTGAAATACCTTTTTTACAAACAAGTTCCACGAAGATAGTTTTTTTACCATATATATATGTATAATATTTAAAATATATATTAAAATTAAAAATGATATGTTAAATGGGTTTTAATAAAGGCGTACAAAAACAACCCAAAATGAATTCCGAATTCAAGTTTACTAGATATTTATACGAGGTAGAAGAAGTAATTATAAATCTAAATATAGAAATATTGAAAAAGAATAGTGAAAAAGCCTTATGGTGGGCATTTGAGTTGTTTTATTCGGGATATAAAATACAACTGACGTACGAGCTTTGGTATATATACTATAATTATTTCGCTACGTCCAATCCAAAATTCGAAACGTACCTTTTAACTAAAATAAATACGGAGATAAATGATCCCACCGTATTAGCATCTATAATAAACAACTTTACTATTCGCCCCTTTAATGTAGATATATTTATGTTAAAAAACATATCAACGAGAGAAAATGTTACCCCTTGTGGGGAAAAATGTATGAATTTATTGAAAAAGCCTACCATTAAATGGGAATTAATATCTAGTAGCATAAAAAATTGGTCGGATGAAATGAATATTGAACTTGTACTAACCGAAATAATAGAGTATATAAACTCTATTAAAAAAGAAGCAACCCTAAACGTAGCAACCGAAATACGGAAATACAAAAAAACAATGAAAATACCGTTTAATAAAAACAATAAGAGTGTTTTATTATCTAGGATCATTTATTATTTCCATTTGGATAATACGAAACAAATAGGTAAGAATTTGTTTGCAGAAATGGATGACGATTTGAATATGTATAAAACACAACTGGTCGATTTGACCCCACAGGGTATCAAAAGCGAATATTCGCGCTGCCCAATATTGCCCGCACGTAAAATATTACAAGTAAGTCGTAAGGGGTCTATAGATGAGGAAGGTTATTTATCCTTATTTGATTTAAAAAGAGATCATAGTGATATAAAAAAGGCATTCCATTTTCATTGGGAATATTATGCATCATTTTCGCCGATTTGGGCAAAAAGAATAGAAAGTCATAATGGGGTTATAAATCATACGAATAAAACAGTAACGTTTGACGAGGAAGGCGAAGACCACGATTCGTTTTATGATCATTTTGGCTATGAACCAGATGAACAATTAGTAACCGTTCAGAATATGTCTATCGGAAGATCGGAACAAACAAAAAGTTGGGTTGATTTTCATAAACAATTCAATAAAAATGGCATAATAAAAGCGAATAAATATATAAAACAATTAGTAAAGGTAAATAGAATGTAATAAATAGAGTGTAATAAATAGAAAAAAAATTGATTTGTTTCAAAGACAATTAGATATAATATACAACAATAACAAGATGGTAAAAAATACAACTGGTGGAAATAAGGCGAAAGGCCAAGCGCGTAAATTGACCGTTCAACCTGTTTCGTCTAAGCTTAGGCTTGCACGAGAAGAGGGGGAACTTTATGGAAAAGTTAAAAGTATGCTAGGGAATGGGATGTGCGAAGTTCTTTGTATAGACGGAAAACCTAGATTATGTCATATTCGCGGAAAATTCAAAGGACGCGGAAAACGAGATAATTTTATGACCCGAGATAGTTTTATCTTAGTAGGTACGAGAGAGTGGGAAGATGACGAAGCAAAAGTAGTTAAAGGCAAGACTAAGCTACCCAATTGCGATTTGTTGGAAGTATATAAAGATGGCGATATCGAACGAATAAAAACATCGGTGAAAATGGATTGGTCATTATTTATAGAAGAAAAAAAGTCGCCGTCAGCCGCGGACGAAATCGAATTTAAGGAAAACGCAGACGAAGACGAACACCGAGAGATAATGGGTAGTTACGAAGAAGGTAAAAGTAGTATTATAAACATAAACGACGAAGAGATAGATGTAGATGATATATAAAAATGATAAGGCGCGTATGAATTATTATTTTTAAAATTGTGTATAAGTTTTAAAATGGTTATATTAAAATTTTTTAATATGCTATCTCCTGTAATATATATATAAAGTCTAAAGTTTAGGTTATTAGAGGCTGTTTAAATAAGTTGTTTGCTGTAAGGAGATACATATTTGCTATTTTTTTCTTTAATATGTTTGAAAACTTAATATTATATATCTAAGGTCATTATTTGCTAAAATGGCTTAAATATATTGATGGATAATATATTATCTATTACAATCATATTATAATAACAAAATGCTCAAAACAAATTCGCGGTTTGCATGCTTGGTGGAAAACCTGGGTCCAAATAGGGACAAAAGAAGGAATACCCCGCCCAATAGGGAAAGATATCCTAACAAGAATACAAAGACAAATTTGTTTCAAAAAAAGATTGGTTATGAAATGGATATAAATAATTTTCCGACATTATCTTCGACGCCTAATATAAGCACTACGGACAATATCGATATAAACGAAAGCTATATTGAAAATTTAACAAAACCGGTTAAACAATCCAATGTACTCACTTTTGAAGAGTTGAACCCAGGGTGGATTTCAATAAATGGATCCTCGCGCATTATTCATAAAAGTAAAAGCATAAGTAAAAGCATAAGTAAAAGTGGTAAGGCACCTTTCGAACCCCGATACATTGATATGGTAAATAGAATAAACACGAATTACGTGAATTACAAAGAAAATTATATCGAATTATGGGGACAAGAAGAATACGAACATATGTTTTTATTTCCAAATTATAATTATTGTGAGTATGACTATTATACGGATGATGAGGAAGAAGATGACGAAGAAGAATATGATGAAGAATACTAAAATTAGTTAGATTAATAATTGTAAAATGTTTATAATTATTAATGTTTATGGACAAATTCGAAAACCTAGATGACGATTGGATAAAAAAATTTGAAACAAAGGACGAAGTATTCAAAGATTTTTATAAAGAAGATATTTATTATACAAACATACATATCGTTTATGTCAATCGAAATTTGGAAATAGAAAATGTCAAAGAAGAAACGTTCATATTATCCGTACCAAACAACATAACCCGCGAAGAAATCATATATTTGTTAAAGAAAAATACAACATCTAATGATAAGCATTATAAAATAGTATCTATTTTGAAATATAATATAACCCTTAATCCAGATCAAGTAACAAAATATGTAAATGCATCGACGCGCGAAACCGAATCTTATTTAGAGGAAATAAACCACATAGATAGTATTTCTTTTGATAAATCCATTTGCACCTTTCAAGATCTAACCGACATTTATTTTATTTTTTATGAGAAACTAGATAAAAATAAAAATAATGTAACTAGAAAAATCGTATTAAATAATAAAAAAAAGAAAGGTACCAGAAAAGACTATTAAAAAAATAATATAAAGGTTTTGCATCAACTTTTTAAATATGTTAACACCAAAACAATGTGGTGAAAACGCACATATAGAATACACCTGGTCTACTAATTTGAAAGAGAGAATGGTTCAATTTTTCTATCAGTGTAATAGGTGTGAAGCAAAAAGAGTAGCACAGTTAAGTAATATATTGAAAGAACTTTTAACTAGTATTGGAATAGATAAACCCTATCATCTGAATATTTTATACCGAATGATAGGCCATACACGCGACATTGTAAATGGTAAAGGAGAATATACTCTTTCCTATATGATGATAAATGTTTGGTATGATTTTTATCCGGAACTAGCCAAACATGCATTCACCTGTTTTGTAAAGCTAGAGGATAGTCAACCATATGGTTCCTGGAAAGATATTAAATATTTTTGTCAATATTGTCTAGATAGTGGCCGGGATATAAGACATCCACTCATTTTATATGCTCTCTCTTTATTGAATACTCAACTGAAAACGGATCTTCTAAATAAATCCGACGACAAAATATCATTGGTCGCCAAATGGATTCCGAGAGAAGATAGTAAGTTCGGACAATTTTACGAAATATTAGCAGTTGATTATTTTAATGAAATAACATTAACAGCATATGATGATTGTAGCCGCGAAAAAGCTACCTTGAAATGTAAAACAAAGTACAGAAAGATAATATCTGCGTTGAACAAACGGCTAAAAACGGTTCAAATAAATCAGTGTGAAAATACATGGGCAAACATAAATTTCAACGAGGTAACTTCCGTCACTTTGGCAAAAAATCGTAAAGCATTCTTGAATAAAAGGATTGGCGGCGAAACAAAGTATCCCGATAATAAAGATAGGACAACATGTGCAGACAATTTGAATACATATATCGAGAATAGGGTTGAATATGGATTAGATATAAAAGGTAAACATATAGGATTAGAATTATTTACTAGTACGGCAATAGATTTAATAAATAGAGAAAAATCAGGAGATAATAATATTCAATCTGAAAAAGATCTTTTAAATCTTCAGTGGAAAAATAATGCAAGTCAAAATAGTGAATTGAATAATTGTATAGCTTTGATAGATATATCCGAATCTATGTACGGAGAACCTATGTATGTAGCTAATGCACTCGGAATACGAATTTCCGAAAAATCAAAATTGGGAAAAAGAATTATGACGTTTGATAATAAACCCCGATGGATAAATTTGGAAAAGTGTGATGACTTTGTCTCTATGACTAAGTTAATTTGTAAAGACGCGGGACCGAATACTAATTTTTATGCTGCATTAGAACTGATTTTGGATGCTATAATAGAAACGAAATTAAAGCCCGAAGAGGTATCCGATTTGACGTTGATAATACTTTCGGATATGCAAATGGCTTGTACAGTTTATAATAATTCACAACCGGTTTATGATGCAATAGAACAAAAATATAAAGAAGCCGGAATAAAATTATATAACAAACCATTTCATACGCCACATATTGTATTCTGGAATTTAAGAAGTACTGATGGATTCCCAGTATTATCTTTACAAAAGAATGCCTCGATGATTACTGGTTTTAATCCGGTGCTTTTGAATACCTTTTGTAAAGAGGGAACAAGTACATTCCGTTCATGTACTCCCTTTGATAATTTAGAAAAAATGGTAATGAACAAACGATACGATTACTTAGGATATAAAATATCAACAAATATATAAAAATGGATTATGAAAATAACGAAATCCCCTATTTTATTTTTCAAACGTGGCACTCCTATAAATTGCCAGTAGGGATGTATAATGCTGTCAATAATTTAATTATAAATAATCGTGAATTCAAATACTTTTTATTTGACGACGAACGATGTAGAAAATTTATTAAACATAACTATAGTGCTTCCATATATAATGCTTATACAAGATTAATACCCGGGGCTTACAAAGCAGATTTATGGCGTTATTGTGTTTTATATAAACACGGTGGAATTTATTTGGATATGAGATATACTCCCCATAAGCAATACAAATTAATTAATTTAATGAAGCACGAACATTTTGTAAAAGATATAGATGGTCATAATATATATAATGCATGTATGGTTTGTAAGGCAGGTAATCCACTGCTAAAAAAATGTATTGATGAGATTGTTATAAATGTAAAAAATAAAAACTACGGTTCTAGTTTTTTATCTCCTACCGGCCCAGAATTGTTAGGAAGATTGGCCAAACCAATGTCAAATATAATTATTGATATGAAACATGAGAACAAAAACAAGAGAAAAACAATAAAATATAATGGGGTTACTATTTTGATAGGTTATGACAATTATCATTGCGAGCGAGATAAAAATTCAAAAAAACCACATTATGCTTTATTATGGAATGATAGAAAAGTATACATATAATATATATTTGATGTCGTCCGTAATAAAGAAAAACGTATATTTAACGTGGGGTACATTGGATTTTTCAGACGAATTAAAAGAAAATATAAATACGTTAAAGGAGAGAAATCCGGAATTCAAATTCCATATATATGACGATAAAATGTGCCGCGATTTTATTGCCAAACATTTTAGCAAAAATGTGTTGTTTGCATACGATAATTTAATCCCCGGGGCTTATAAAGCCGATTTATGGCGGTATTGTATCCTCTTCATGAATGGGGGTATCTATATGGATATAAAACTATGTACAATACCTCCATTCAAATTAATAGATGTAGCAGATGGCGAATATTTGGTATCGGATCGTCCTCCTAATACAATATATAACGCATTCATGGTTTGTAAACCCCATAACTTGCTTTTAAAATGTGCTATTTCAAAAATTATTTATAATGTAAAAAACAAGGTTTATGGCACCGATCCTTTAGATCCTACCGGTCCTCGATTGTTGGGAACCCTTATGACAACCCTGAATAGAGTTAAAAAAAAAAATATAAAATGTCAATTAAGTCATTATAATAAAGGGGGGTTTATAACATTTAAAAATAAGTTTGTTTTAACAAACACTTTTCATGGTTATAAAAAAATGAGAAACAATTATTATACACAACAAAATACAGCACACTATGATACATTATGGCGTGCTCGAAAAATATATAAATAAAGCCTATTTAAAAAACTATATTTATTGATATATATGAGATATTTTGTTGATTTAGATAATACTTTGTGTATTACTACAAATAGTGAATATATTAATTCTATACCCATTGTTGAACGAATCGAAGAGGTGAATAGACTAAAAGAGGCTGGTCACACCATTGTCATTTGGACCGCGCGAGGAAGTAAGTCTGGAACAAATTATACCGGCTTAACCCTCAAACAATTGGCCGAATGGAACGTAAAATATGACTCATTATTAATGGAAAAACCCGATTATGATATTTACATAGACGATAAGTCGCATAATGTGGACGCTTTTTGGCCTATAATGGAGGAAAAATCAAAAAAAGAAGCGCCTATTATAGTGGAAAAGGGATGGGGTAAAGAAATCATATTTGTTAATAATGATGAATATTGTGGTAAAGTCATCTGTTTTGAGGCGAACAAGAAGTTTTCAATGCATTATCATTTAAAAAAGAAGGAAACCTGGTTTATAAGTAAAGGTAGTTTTGAATTACTTTGGATAGATACTGCAGCCGGAATTACCTATAAAGAAAAATTAAAGGTCGGGGATGTGATTACAAACGAAAGAGGCGCACCACACCAATTAATAGCTTTAGAATATAGCGAACTATTTGAGGTATCTACCAAACATTACGATGACGATAGTTTCAGAATTGTAAAGGGAAATTAATATTATATTTGTTTATTATAATATGAATATAGTTATCATCGGGGATTTAATATTGGATATTAATAATTATGGCACCATAACCAGGCTAGCACCCGAGGCGAATATTCCTATTTATAACGTTATCGAAACGTCATATAAATTAGGGGGCGCAGCCAATGTATGTTATAATTTGGAAAATCTAAATAGTAACGTTGAGTTAGTATCGGTAATTGGAACGGATATTCATAGTAAAACATTATTAGATGAATTAGCCAATAAAAAGATAAAACATAAACTGTTTTTGGATGAAAAACGAAAAACCACTCAAAAAACCCGTATTTTTAAAAATAATAATATTAGTGTTCGATTTGATATAGAAGATACTAATGATATATCGCCGACAATTGCCGACAATATAATCGACTATATTTTTTATAGGAATAAATCCGTAAATGCCATCATTGTTTCTGACTACGATAAAGGGGTAGTTAGTGAATATTTGTGTAGAAAATTGATTTCATTGGCAAACGATAGAGGTATACCTACTTTTATAGATCCAAAAACAAAAGATTATGAAAAATATAAAAATTGTTTCTTTTTAAAACCAAACTTGAATGAAATGAAAATAATGACCGTTCAATGTACTACCAATGATATTGAAAATAGACTGAGGTTTTTAAAAAAATCAATCAATTGTAAACACATATTATTAACAATGGGCGAAAATGGGATGATATTGTTGGAAAACGGAGTAAAAACGATTATTAACGGAATAAAAAGCAATAATGTGGTAGACGTAACTGGGTCTGGAGATATCGTCATCTCGATGCTAGTTTATTTTTTTATCGAAACCGGCGATCTTTTATACGCTTCAAAAATAGCGAATTCTGTCGCAGCAAAGGGAATCGAAGTATTAGGAAATTATGTTACTACCATGGATGATATAAAAGAGTATCGACATTACAAAATTATACATGATTATGAAAGAGACCGAATCGTTTCTCTAAGCAAAACAAAACAAAATATTGTTTTTACTAACGGGTGTTTTGATATACTCCATACGGCACATCTCAAACTTTTACAGTTTGCTAAAAAGCAGGGTGATATATTAGTTGTAGGATTGAACTCGGATAACTCAATTAAAAGATTGAAAGGAGAAAATAGACCTATTAATAATATAGAAGAGAGAAGCGTAATGTTAAGTCTATTCGATTTTATAGATTTTGTAATTATATTTAATGAAGATACGCCGTACACCATAATCCGTGATTTGAAACCAAATGTATTAGTAAAAGGCGGAGATTACAAAATAGACGAAGTAGTTGGTAACGACCTAGTAGACCGCGTTGTTTTGTTTGATGTCATTCAAAACAAAAGCACCACTAATATTATAACTAAAATAAAAAATATAAATTGATTATATGGGTGAACAAACTGAATATCACTTTCACAACAGTTATCATTTAGGTGATAATGTATTTAATCTTATTTTTTTTAACACTATTCGACGATATTATGAAACGAAAAATATTATTATTCATTATTATTGTAAAAAATGTTATATTTCACAGCTAGTCGAGTTTATAGATAGTAATCATTTGATTTTAAAACCACTTCATTTAAAACCACGGAATTCCATTGAGTTATGGGTAAACAATCGATTTTTTCCATATAATCACGATTTGTTACCCAAACCACTAGACTTTAATAACTTCTATGTCAATTTTTTTAACGTAGTGGTGCAAAAACTTAATTTTAGACTAAAACTTAATAAATTGGAATATCGTTGTAATCGCCTTTTGGATATGTATGATAACCATTTAAGCGACAAGTACAAAAATATAGATATTCTTTTTTTAAATTCTAAGCCACTTTCAGGCCAATTTGATTATAATCAAACCCAGTGGGATAATTATATAAAAAGAGCAAACAAATTGTTTAATGTTTGTACGACCACCAAAGTGGACGGGGTAAAGTCAACGGCAGATGATAAACTAACCATTAAATTTATAGCCACCATTTCGACCCATGTTCCAGTCATTATTGCGATAAATTCGGGCGTTTTACCCGGATTATTGAATAAGTACACGTTAAGTAATGTTAAACGATTTTATACGTTTGATAACAGATCCTATTATTCCTATCCAAACTTCGTATCCAAATCTTCTATTGAAGATATTAAACTATCCGAATTAAAGCCATTTATTAAGAAAAAATAACTTCACTACTTATAAATAGTTTTGCCGCGTTATTATTCAAAGCCATGATATGAAATGCACGATGTTCGCAATCTTCATACCGTCCATCAACCGTTGGATATTTTATAAATTGCAAGGAGGGAGACGCGGTTATTTGTTTATGAACATTTAAAAGATGTTTTGGTAACAAATCATAGCGAACCTTTCCGTCATAATATGTATTTGTAAATTTGTTTGTACGATATATAGCAAATCCATTAAATGCAGAGATACACGGCACCAAATCTCCCGGTTTTGTATTTTTTAATATTCGATCTATATATTTTTGAATAATTGTATAATGTCTTACGCTATTATTAAAATGATTATAACTAAAACAAAACGGATATATTGATAATCCCCAAATATCATAATAATTCGGTGACGTTTGAAATGATAAGGCGTCCCAATCGTCGCGTTTCAAATACTTGACAAGTTTACCTTCGTCGCAGTTTTTTGCATTTACATCATCCAAATCCATCATAATAAAGTATTTATATGTTTCCATATTTTTCATAACATAATTCAGGCAAAAATTGCGACCCTTGGCAATATTATGGGTTCGGAACCTGCTTACTTTTTTATCGTTTATAAAAAGCAATAAGCGTTTATTCACCTTTTGATACTCCAATAAACTAGATAACGTATTATCGGTCGATTTATCATAATAAATAAGTATTTTATAATTATCAAATAAGCGTCCGATCTTTTCTATGTTAGAAAACACTTTGGGTAAATATTTTCCACAATTTTTGGCAGTACCACAGATACAACAATTTGTTTTTGTAGACATTTATATTGTAATTGTTTTTTTAATTGAGTCAAATGAATGTATTAATATTTATGGTATAAGATATTAATGATTTCACTAGTTACTACTAGATTTGATAACAAAACCTGGGGAGAAAACCACGAGTTCAGAATAAATCATAATATAAATGGGTGTATTTACGGGTCGCCCTTCCAATTATCCAGTCATATTAATAATAACGATATTGTGTTTGTTATAGAAATGAATAATGCAACCAATTTGATCGAAGGAATAGGATTAATTAGAAACATTTCTCATAGTGACGACTATTGTCCCATACACAACGATTATAACTATAATAGATATATTTATAAAAGCAAATACCGCCTAGATCGTAATGATATCATTAAACAGGATAAAATGACATTATTAAATATAATAGAGTATATCGTATTTTATGAAAAAAACCACTTGAAACGCGGAACCGGGTTTACCATCTTGAATCAAGAATTAATCAAAAAGAAACATAACGCAAATATTAAAAGAATAAATCTTGAAAATCTTATACAAATGATTAAAAAAATGTTTAAAAACTTATTTACAGATAATATAAATATAAATATAAATGTCAATACACCCAGTTAATAATATTGATACTAATATCAAGAATTATACATTGGGCGAATTGATGGCTATCGCAGAGCTACAAGAGCTAGATCCTACAGAAATTGTTAGAAAAACAAATACATATATAAATAAATTTAAACATAAACGACCGATTTTATCTGCTTTTTTTACTGAAGTACAAAGCGAATTACTATCCTATGCTTCCGGTCTTATCGTTCCAGATGATACTGATGATGAGGATAAGATCGTCGTCGAAGCGGATGAACTCGAGGGATATCAAAATATGAAGGATGCCTATAATCCTTCTAATAAACGACAACAAGACGATTGGGATCAAAATCAATACCTCGAACAGGACGATACAAAACAAACTAGTAAAATAACAAATCGTCAACAAACGACCAAGACATTTGGTAATAATCAAGTTCCTATGAAACAAGAACAGGTTGCTACCACGGATACGTTTAATTTACCCGTCAAACAAGATTCATTAAATCCGAAATTAGAAAACACCATCACGCGATTTGTAAACATCGACTCTCAATTTCGACAATACACAAGTGGCCCCGATTCTAGTTCTACTGATTTCACCTTAGATTTATCCGATACTTTGAAAGATACGTTAAGTTTAAGACTTTTTTCTTTTCAAATACCACTTTCGTGGTATGCAATTGATAAATATTATGGAAATACGTGCTTTTGGATAGTTGACAACGATTATACGGTATCCATTAGTATACCATCTGGCAACTATACCCAATCCGATTTTGTGAATCAATTACAAAAAGCATTTATAGCCGCAGGGTTTAATCTAACCACTGCGGTAATACCTGTCGGAACTACGGCACCCGCAACTTATAACTCAAATAATGGGAAATTAACCTTTTATTTAAACGGAATAACCTATGAAGAAGACGGAAATGTATTATTTACCATTTCAGAAACGACGTTGGTTTTATTTTATGATTTCAGTGGAAAATTAATATGTGAAAGCAATTGTTTTAGTAAGGGGAATTATTACTTGAATAGTACACTCGGGTGGTTAATGGGATTTCGATTACCCTATATTAACGTCAGTACAGATGGTAATGAAGCACCGGCCATTTTAGACTTGAATGGTACTAAATATTTAATACTTGTAATCGACGATTATAATCAGAATCATATAAATAATAGTTTGGTATCGATTACTAAATTGAATAGTACGATTAAAATACCAGAATATTATTCGGGCGACTTGACCTATACGTGTAATCCTCCAACCCAAGGCGGATCAAATAATCTACCCGAATTAATCGCGGGTACTAAATT